ATGTCTGAAGAAGAAGTAAATGCTATGATTAAAAAAGACGAAGAAGAAATGCGTAAAAACGATCCAGAGTTCTACGCTCGTCTACAAGAAATCAAACGTCGTAGTGCAGAAAAGGCAAAAAGAAAGCCTGTAATTCCAATTTACAAACTGGGTTATTAGTTTGTACCAAATTTTTCAAAAAAAGTGTTACCGATAGGTGCGATTTTGTGACTTGCTCATGCTATTTTTGGTAAGATAACCTCCAGAATGTTGATATGACGCCAAACTCAAAAAGGTAAGAAAATCTACATCTTTTTTTGTTGAAGTGACCACGAAAAGGTGTAGATTTTCTACCGCCCCGACCACGAAAGGGTGTAGATTTTCTTATCAATGCGTGGTCCTTATTAATATATAAATATATAAATAAGAAAAGGTATATGAGTAATAGGGAAATAAAAGCCCGCGCGTAGGCGGAGCTTTTCAGAACATATATCACAGGAGGATATTGATGAATCTAATCGCGAAATACGACAGTTACAAAGAAGGATTGCCAAAAACAGAAATATATGGGATCGTTGACAAGAACATATTCCAAATCAATTTCGATCTTGAAGTTAATGATAAACTAACCTTTGACGAAATTAGCTTATTTATATATCTGTCTTATATGTCTTCACGAGCAACTATATATAATGGCAAGAGAACAGTTATTGGCGCAGATGATGTAAGCCTATATAAACTAATTTATAAAACTGGTAAATTAGCAGGACGTTATCAGGAAAAAATTAGTAAAATCCACAAGTCATTAAATCATCTTAAACGTCTTAGACTTATCAAATCGATGTTGTACATAGACCGAGAAGATATTATTATACCTGATGTCGAAGATAACTATGGGAGGCTCTCCCCGGTAACGGTAGAATCAATTATTAAAATCTCTAAGGGCGACGCTTTATTAAAACATATTGGGGTGTATGCTGCTATGAAATCTACTGTTTATGCGGGAAGCACAAACACCTCTGTAGTTGAAAAAAATTCAAAATATATTGCCCATATGCTAAATACAACTAGTACAACTGTTGACCGACATCTTAAATGGCTGAGGGATAATAAACTAATTTGTTATTTTCTTTGTGCCTCAGAAAAAGGTACAGTTCGTAAATATTATTATGCCGATCTTCCTGATTGGGAAAATCTAAGAGATAATATAAAGACAAAAATCAAAAGGGAACATATTCAATTAATTGCATAAACAGCTTGACTTTCAAAAAAACGTTACCGGTAGATGCAGATCTGTGACCTGCCCACCGTGTTCTTGGTACAATAACACCAGCGAACACGGTTTTTATTTTTTAAAAATAATCACAATGAAAATACTAAAATAAATTTATTTGATATAAGGAGAGGGGATACAAAGACAAGGTGAACAAAACACTATTTAAAACTGAATTAATGACGTACAAAGAGAGAAAAGAGAACATTGATAAAGAATTGAACCCCAACTTCTTTGAGGAATTTAATCGTGATGATATCGATAAGGGTAAGACAATGGCAGAAAGCTATTCGGGCTGGTTCAATGATCGAATTGTTCAATACTTAGTACACGGGCGCAATATAGATAATCCCAAGGAAACAGATTATCCATTTTATGCGAGTGATTATGATTATTACAGAACAAGAATGGCTAAAGCCACATTGCTAACTGCGCAGATTGATGATTGGGTTAATCCGATTATGTCAAAGGATTATGAAATAAAAAATCAGGAAAATAAAAAAGAATATATTGAACGCTTATTTGATACAAACAATTTAGAAGTTAATGACTTAAGAAATTTTATTAAATTAGGGCTTCACAAGGATCTGAAAAGGTTAAATTTTGAAGATTATTCTTTTGATTTATTACGAAATCTGCAAGAATTACAAAAAATTGTTTGGATGGGCTGTACAAAAAACACTGATCAAATATTCTTGAATTATTTTGATGGGAAAAGATCAATTAATGAAATAAGCGTTATTTATGGTGTTACTCATCAGAATGTTTCAAAAAAATTAACAAGAATTTGCAAAAATGCCTTAAAAAAGTTGCGCGCACATGAAGGGTGCGCTTGTCTTAATGAGGAAGTAGATAATAAATTATCTGCTTAGTCGTAAAATACTTGCGTTTGTACCATTTTTCTTCGCGGTTGTTGCGAACCGCGGAGTTATGAGGATTAAGGGTATTAGTCAGTTCGACTCTGACATATCCTCACCGTATAAAATAAACATTTTAACAAGAGAGCGAGAGAGAAAAATATGTTAAACAAGAAAGATTTAATTGAAATTATTGCAAAGCAACAAGAAACTACAAAGGTTGAAGCTAAGAAGATTGTGGACGCTTTCACTGATGGTATCAAGTCTATTATGAAGGACAACAAATCAGTAAACATTACAGGCTTTGCTAAGTTCGAAAGTAAGTATAAAGAAGCTTACAAGCGTGTGTTTGGTGTAACTGGTGAATTGATTGAAGTTCCAGCACATCACGTACACAAGGCAACTCTATCAAAGAAGATTGCTGAATAATTAAATTAACAGTTCATCCGTTAGTCCATGGAGCTATAAAAACCCACGATTGAATGGGCTGTTGGGTTGGTTAAGCAGTCCGAGCTAAATAATGTCACACGGAAGCGCTCGTGTGATTTTCAAAGCAGATAATAACCAGTGAAAACCTCCTTAATAACAAATAAAAAATGAAACTGAGATTATTGTCTGTTGTGAAAACTACACGAGCGTAAGTTATGTGACGAAGGGGACAATCATATGAATTTAGATATTGATGTCGCCCTCAAGAAGCATGTTGAGTTCGTGCTTAGAAAAATGGACGAAATTGAAGCGTGCGAAGAACTATCAATTCATAACATGGCAGACCTTGACCGGTATGCACACATATTAAGAAATCTAGCACAAACTCACGAAGCAATTATGAAGTAAAGAGGTGAGTCAATGGCGGGAAAGATATGTGTCATCTGTGGTAAAGAAAAAAGGTCTAACCAACTTTTGAGACACAAGAACTTATTACTTGATACTAGCTTTTCTATATGTCGCGATTGCGCCAATATGGTAGCCGATTTTAGCAATGAGGATTCAGTTATTGAAATGGCTCAATTCGCAAATATTCCCTTTGTTAAGAATCTTTATATTGACGTAAAAAGAACAAGCAAGAACCCTAATTTCGGAGAATACTTAAAGAAAATAGCTCCGTATAAGAATTTCAAGACCTTCTCAGATTCTGTATTCACAACGGATCATGCCGAGGAAACAGTAAGTATTACCCCCGAATTAGAAAGTAGATGGGGCAAGGGATATAACGAAGAAGAATATGCTTATTTTGAGAATGTGCTACAAGGTCTTATTGCAATTAAACCGGCAACAACGGCATTTGAGATTCAGAGATATGTTGCCAATGTAAAGTTGAAGGACGCATTGGATAAGGCGTTTATGGATGGAGACTCTAAGGCGATCACTGCCTTACGTAAAGCATATTCAGAAGATTCAAAGGATTTAGGGTTTGACGCTGTGCTTAGTGGGAATGATGACAGTGGAAAGACGTTAGGTCAAAGAATTCAAGGTTGGGAACTTAGTGAACCTGTTCCAGATAGCGATAAATACGAAGACGCTGCTGGCTTAAAGAAGTACATTGAAAAATGGTTCGTGATTCCTATGAAGAGAACCTTTGGTGTCGCCTCTGAAAAGGAGGTTGAAAGTCTATATGAAGACTGAAAAGACACAACAAAAGTCTAGCTATTTTGAAAAACGGGAACGCAACCTGATGAAATGGGTTGGATATTGGCGAAGAAACCCACAGATATTCGTAAAAGATTATCTTGGAGTTAACCTGAAGCCTTATCAGAAATTGTTGTTTTACATGATGAATAAGGTTGATTTCTTCATGTATATTGCAGCTCGGGGGCGAACAAGAATACCTTGCCCCAATCAATAGAAATATTGTGTGAGATGGCGGAATTAAGCTGGAAGCCTAAGTCTAAAAGATAAGGTAATCAGAACCGAAGGCTAGATTAAAAATCTAGTCAGGGGCAGAGCATAGCGAAAGAACCTCATACGAGAATATAATATCGCCACGAGGCCGCCACCCTAAACGAATAATGTCGTAGGTGAAAAGATATGCCGAGCTTGTGGGAAACTACAAGAAGTAGATGATAAAAAACTTCTACGATAACAGTGTCTTAAGGGAAAAGCTTCCTCATTGCGCTGTACTGTATTGTGCGGTGCATTTTATACCCTGGAACAAAAATAGTCTTGGCTTCAGGTAAAAGTTAGAAATGTATATATTTTGGGAGGATACATATCGTAAGAGTAACGAAGAGATGGACCGTAGAGGAAGAGAAGTTCCTCAAGGATAATTACGGGAAAATGACATGCCGAGAAATAGGCGATTGTTTGGAGAGATCTGTAGGATCTATAAGAAAACATCTTCCATATTTGGGCTTAAGTCGATCAAGATACAAATATAGCTTTAATGCTTCGTATTTCAATACAATTGATACGCCAGAAAAAGCATATTGGCTAGGATTCATTGCTGCTGATGGATGCATTATAGATACAAGCTCTGAAAAGGATTCACAGAAGCGTCTTAAAATTGGGTTGCAAAAAAGTGACGATGAACACCTTAAAAAATTCAGAGAATGTATTAACGGAAATCACCCAATTACATACTATGAATCAGTAAACAAAAAGCGAAATATTTGTTCTGAAGAATGTCAAATCGTTATTTATTCAGCAAGCATGGTTGAGGATTTAGAGAGACTTGGATTATATCCAAGAAAAACATATTCTTTGCCATTCCCAACAGAAGAGCAAGTTTCTATAGAACTTATGCCACATTACATTCGAGGTTTTATAGATGGAGATGGAGCTTTTACTTCGCGTATCCGTAATGATCGTAATAGGCGCGTTGCCGAGTTTACAGTTGCGGGTGCAGATAAATCGTTCTTATTTGCTATGAAACAATTTTTTGAGTCTACGTTAGATGTACGTGTGGGATTATATGGGAAGTCTGATGGTAATTGGCGAATAACATCGTCTGCCATCTCTGATGTTTCAAAAATATTAGATTACGCATATAAGGCTGAAGGAATTACTTATAATTCAGTACTCAATAGAAAATATCTAAAATATATACGATCAAGAAAAGAATTTGCCGTCTGTGTTGGCAACAATGCAGATAATAAACCCGGAAAAAACTGGAAGCCTAAACTTGATATAAGCATGGTAATCAGAGCGGAAGGTCGCGAGAAAGCGAACACGTGCAGAGCATAGATTCTGAAATAATGAATCCACGAGGCCGGGTCATCTCTCAGAGATGAAAAGATATGCCGAGCTTATGAGAAATCATAAGAAGTAGAGGATAAAAAGCCTTTACGATAACAAAACTGACAAGAAGCCAAGCTGCAAATATCATTTCACAAAAGATAGTGGACTTTTACGATCAATCAGCAGCAGTTCGATACGAAATAGGTTACAAAAAGGACCATATTAAAACGACGGTCAATGAGGCAAAGGTTGAGTTTAAGAATGGATCGAGGATCTTTGCCGCTACATCTGGTGAAAGTGCTCGTGGTTTACGTTGTAATATCTTAATCTGTGATGAATTTCGTCTAATTAAGAAAGAAACATTGGATAAGATTCTAAAACCGATGCTTAACGTTTACCGCCAGCCACCATATTTATCGAAACCAGAATATAGTCATTTAAAGCGAGAGGAAAACAAACAGATTTACATTTCTTCTGCTTGGTATAAGTCGCATTGGATATGGGACGAATTCAAGAGTTATTTTAAGAAAATGACCAATTCGGATAAGCGTTATTTCGTTTCAATTCTTCCATATCAATTATCGGTTAAGAGTGGATTACTTTCACAGAGTGCAGTTGATGCCGAAAGAACGAGTGACACATTCGATCAAACGAGTTTTGATATGGAATATGAAACTATATTTGTTGGTGAAAATGATAAAGCCTACTTTAAGCTTGATCCATTAAACAAGATTAGAACGGTGGGAAAGACGTTTAGACCTCCAACTAATCAAGAATTCGTTGAAAATCAACATAGATCAAAACCAAGAATGTTGTCGAATTTCAAACGTGTCGATAAAGTAAATGAAATTAGAATAGTAGCCCTTGATATCGCCTTAATGGGTGGAAATAAGCTCGTTAAGAACGATACATCAGCATTTACGTTGATGAGGTTAATTCGTGAGGGTGATGAATATAAGCGCCAGGTTGTCTATTTGGAAAGTATTCAAGAGTCAATTTCTTCGGAGAACCTAGCTATTCGTTTAAAACAACTATATTACGACTTTGAAGCTGATTATGTAGTTATGGATGCGAATGGTAATGGGTTAGGAGTATTTGATGCTTGTACAACCGTCCTTACAGATAAGGAACGCGATGTAGAATATCCTGCCTGGGCTTGTATCAATGATGACGAAACAAACGATAGAACAAAAACCAAGGGAATTAAATGTGTATATACGGTTAAGGCAAATGCGGCTTTTAACCATGAAATAGCAGTTTCCCTAAAGAATGTCATTGAATCTGGAAAACTCAGATTACCTATGAATGACATTCAAAAGCGTGAAGAACTACAGGAAGATAAGGAATATCGGAAGTTGCCAGCTGAAGAACAGATTCGAGTTCTATATCCATATGTCCAAGCAACAGCACTGGTCAATGAGCTAGTAAATCTTGAATATACTGTTAGAACTGGATATATCAAGATTTATGAAGTCGGAACTACAACGAAAGATAGATATAGTTCGATCGCTTACTGCAATTACTACGCAAATGAATTGGAAAAAGATTTAAAAGAAGAAGCAGCTGACAATTTTAGCTACTTTATGATCTAAATAGGCGGTGGAGTTTTGGCGAATAGACGCAGAAATATGCGAGGAAAACGACGCACCTATGAGCGAAATATAGCAGCTATCCGTAGAAGAAACGCTGAATATGCTTCTGTTTTAGCGGATCCAAAAAGTCGGTTTAAGCCTAGCACGAGTGCGGTAATCGAAAAGAAAAATATAAAGAGCTATTTACAGAGACCTGCCGATAATTTTGCCACAATAGCAGCAACTTTACGACAGGCATATTTAAACAGCGGAATTGTAAGCGGTGTCATAGATTATTATGTTGCTCATCCAACATATAATTATTCAATTTATCCTGTTTTGGGTAATAAGCAATATGCCATTGGTAATAACATGCAAGAAGATTATATTGATGTGGCATATCAACTAAATTTATTGAATATAAATTATTGGGCACCAAAATTCTTTAAGGATACCTTGCTAGATGGGGTTACCTTTTATATCAAGATCGAAGATTCTACGGGTATAGCTTACATGAAGCTTCCTCCAGAGTGGTGTCGTATTTCTAACTTAGAAAATGGTGTATATCGTTTTAGAGTCGATGTTTCCAAACTAAAGCAAGAACAATATGACGAATTACCTAATGAACTTCAGCAAGCTTTTGATAAATATCATGACAATAGTATTAGCGATGATGATCAAGATTGGTATGACCGTAAGTGGTATATGGTCTCAGATGATGGATTTGCTTTTACATTTGACCATAACGCAATAAGTAACGGTGGAGTTGCGATTTCACCATTCGCAAGTGTTTTAGCAGATAGTCTTTCACTAGATGCTGCTAAAGATAATATTGATATTAAAGATAAGCTTGATACGATCCGAATTATTCACTCCAAACTACCAACTGATAGTAACGGAGCGCCAACACTGGATCTTAAAACTGCTCGGAATTTTGACGATCAAATGAGGTCAAGATTACCAGATGGTGTTGTCTCTATTACGAGTCCATCTTCGTTAGATAATGTCCCATTAAAAGGGTCTGGTAACGAGGGTGTGTACGACACTGTAAATAATGGACTGGAGCAGTTATTTTACGACTTGGGTATTAGTTCCTCACTATTTGGTGGAAAAACTACTAGTTCAAATATTGTAAAGGAATCAGTAAAAAAGGACTCAAACTGGATTTATACAAACTTGTTTCCAATGTTGGAAGCTTATTACAACTTTGAACTTAGCCAGGTAAAAACGAAAAGTAAGATTCCATGGAACTTGAAGTTCATTAGGGAATCAAACTTCACCTTAAAAGAAGATATTGCTAATTATAAAGATCAACTTAGCTACGGTGGTTCAAGACTTGATTATTTGGCTTCTGTTGGATTTACACCAGATCAAATAATCTCTCAATTAACTTTTGAGCAACAAGCCCTTGATATTGATTCGATTATGGTTGTTAAGCCAACGTCAAATACCATATCAAGTAAAGAATCTTCCACAGGCAGTGGGAAGACAGTAGTCAAATCACCTAATGGCAATATAAATAATCCAAATAAAGGCAACGTAGGGCGACCAGAAACGGATAATCCAACTGATGATACTGATCGTTTGAATGATGCCGCATAGGTGAGGTTAAAAAATGATTAATGTAACTACGGTAAATTTACCGACTTACTTTGAAGAAATTGAGAGTAATAATGATTCGAGATTCCAAAAGGTGAAAATTTATATCGCCCATACCGGAGAAAACTTAAATAAATCGATTTTCTCACGAGAAGTTCTTGAAAAGATGATCCCATCTCTTTCACATATTCCAATTTTAGGATTGATCAGTGAAAAGGATAACGGTAATAAAGATTTCAGGGGTCATGAGAAGAGCCTATCTTTAGAAGATGGAAAATTCAAAATTAAGTTTAATACTCATGCGTATGGGTTCGTTCCAGAAGATAATAATGCTCATTTTGAAGTAACTGGTGGCAAAGAATGGCTAGTTACTGATGGTTATCTTTGGACAAGATTTATTGATGCTATAGAACTCTTCAACGATGCAAGTGGTTCTAAAGGACAGTCAATGGAAGTGGGAGACGTTGAAGGTTATACAGACAATCGCGGAAGATTAGTATTTACGAATGCTGTATTTACTGGATTATGTATTCTCGGCGACGATGTTCCACCTGCAATGACTGGTTCAACGGTATCAACAGTATTTAGTAAGCAAGACTTTAAGTCAAGTTTTGAAGAAATGTTAGCCGAGTTTTCGGCTGAGAAAGGAGAAAAAGCTTTGGCAACTAAGAAAAAGCAAAATGATGAACCAGCAGTAGTAACAACTGTTACAGAACCAGAAAGTTCTGCAAGTAATGAACCGGCTAAATC